ATAAATTCGGCCTTGATAATGTTTTCGTCACTGATTTCGATACGCAGACTAACAAAGAATACTTACTAAAGCAATCTTGGTTTGTGACTTTCCACAATAATGAAGATGAATTGCTCGGCTTACTTATTCTTGAGTGGGTAGATATTCGGACGGCATCGCTTCATTTTGTATTATTCAAGAGAGGGAATATTCTCAAAGGTTGGCGCATGTTCTTGGCTACCTATGGTCTGCACTTCGATGAGTTACAGACGTATATCCCAATAGATCGACCCGATGTTTTAAGGATTTCAAAAGCATTGGGATTTAACCACAACAAAGATGAGAGGTATTACTATGGGCGGCTCTGCACCCAAACCGAAACCACCACCACCACCGCCACCACCACCGCCAGTAGTTGCACCGGTGACCAGTGAGGATGACAACGTAAAATCTGCTGCTGAAGGTGAAAGAAAGCGTATAAGATCGCAAAAGGGCCGTCAAGGTTCCCAGCTTCTTGCAAGTACATCGAATTCAACAGAAAGAAAAAACTTACTAGGTTAATATTATGGCGAAAGATCCGAAAAAATACAGCGCTGACGAACTCAAGCAAATGAAAGGCCGGTTGGATTCAGATAGGCAGACTTTATCATCTACCTACGATTCAGCCTTATACTATTATTTGCCTGAGTTTCAAAGTGAATCAGAGTATAGGAACAATACTAAAGTTAGTGAGGAAAACCAGCCTTTGCAGCCAATTGGTCAAGAAGCTGCTGCCGCACTAGCTGCCGGAATTTACAGTAATACTGTGAACATGGGCTCTGAATTTTTCGGCTTTCGCACTAATGACGAGAAGTTGAATAAAAATGAAGCTGTAAAGCGTTGGTTCACTGATGCTTCAAAGGCTTGCATGAGACAGATGCAGAATTCTAACTTTGCTATGGCTACTCATGAAACAATTTTATCTTATGTTTCCCTATGTACTGGCGTGATGTATTCAGAGTATGATGGTGACTCGATGGTTTATCAGAATTTCCCTATTACTCAATGCTCAATTTCAGAAGATAAAGATGGAATTGTGAATACTCTGTTTAGGTCTTTTGAGATGACTGCTCAACAGGCAATGGAAAAGTGGGGAGATCAAAACAGCGAAGATATTCAAAAAGCTTATGCTGATTCAGCTAAGCGATTCATGAAGTTTCCATTCTTCCACGCGGTTATGCCTCGACTAGATACCGATAACGAGAAGTTGACCAAAGATAATAAGCCATATTATAGTTATTACTGTGATGAGAATAGCAGCCATATAGTTGAAGATGGTGGTTATGATTCTTTCCCTTATGCTGTACCGAGATTCCTCAAGACTTCGACAAGCGTTTATGGTCGTGGTCCTGCATTTTCATGTCTTGGGTTATGCCGTGAGATTGATCGCTTAGAATTTTTACTCGGTGATGGCGCCGAGATAAAAGCTAATCCACCTTCATTTTTTCCCGCCGGTACAGTTCAAGAAGATATTGATCTCTTACCTGGTGGCGTGAACTTCTATAATCCTTCTCAAGGGAATATCGTATTTTATCAGCCTGATATTGATATTAATGCTAATATCCAGCGTCAAATGGGATTAATCGAGCATGTAAAGAAATTGTTCTATGCTGACTTATTCCGCATGATGGACGAACAAAAGAATATGACCGCGACAGAAGTTAACGCGCGATTAGGTGAGAAGGTCCAAGCAATTACTCCGGTCGTGAATCGTCTTTATGATGAATTCTTTGAAGTGACATTAACGAGAACACTGCAATTACTTGTTGCAAATGGAGTTATTCCACCTTACCCAGAAGAGATTCAAGGCAAGGATTATACAGTTGAATACACGACTAAGCTCGATTCAATGATGAAAGCTATTGAGGTCGAATCAGCAATGCGATCACTTCAGCAATCTGCCGGTATTTATGAAATGCTCATGAACTTCCCTCAAATTGGTTCGGTAATAAATGTTGATCGCTTGGTTAAAAATATCTATGAAGCTAATAACGTTTCAAATGATGTCCTTTATTCAGAGCAAGAGACAGCTAAGATTCAAGAAGAAGCTCAAGAGGATGCTGCGGCTCAAGCTCAACAACAGCAAATGATGGATAAGCTCGGTAATGTTGATCCTAATAAAAAGGCTGAAGAAGGGTCGATGGTTGATGAGATGAATAAACAAGGTCAGTTATGAATATAAGAGCAGAGCAGAAAGCAAAGATTGAGGCACGTGAAAAAGCAGTCAAAGCAAAGAAGGAGTTATATAAACAAATATTCCTGACTGATGCGGGTAACAGCGTTTTAAAAGACTTGGCTCAATTTTCCCAATTTGGTGAAGACGTGTTTGCGATGTCTCCAGATGACAGAACAAATGCGTATAATCAAGGTAGACAGTCGATACTAATCCATATTAAAAAAATCTTGGAGGATTAATTATGGAAGATGCAGCACCGGCACAAGATGCCACAAATATTGATAGCGGTAACATTGGGGGCGGTGAAACTCCTGCTCCGGTTTCAACTCCTGACAGTGGTTCCCTTCTCGGCGGTTCTCCTTCTGCTGATCCTGCCCCTGTTTCGGATACTGCCCCCGATGCAATACCTCAAACGCAACTCTGGCATGAAACTTTGTCAGATGAGTTTAAGAACAGCAAGAACATAAGCAAGTATAATTCTCTCGATGAGATGTTACGCGGGCATGAAAACTTATCGAAAAAGATCGGTGAGAAGAATCTTGAGATGCCTGGTGAAGATGCGAGTACTGCTGATTGGGATAAATTCTACTCAAAGATTGGTCGCCCAGACTCAGTAGATGGTTATTCTGAGTATTCGCCGGAAATGGTTGTTGATGGTGAAGGTAATGAGATTCCTGCATTTGAATTCGATAAAGCTCAACTAAGCGACGTTCAAAAGAAGCTTCACGGGAAAGGCATTAACGACTCACAGATGCAAGCAATTATGAGCACTTACGCGGAAATCTCCACACAAGCGCAGAATGATGCGATTGATATGATGGATCATCAAGCTAAACAGGCTCAAGGTGAATTGCAGCGGGAATTCGGCGATAAGTATGAAGCTAAGATGCGTTCCATTGGTGCAATTGCTGAAACTCTCGGCATTAAAGATACCTTGATCGAGAATGGATTAGGTAATAATCTTCAAGTGATTCGCATGTTGGACCAACTTGGCTCTAAAATCGGTGAATCAAATATAACCGGTGATGCTCGTGGTGCTGCCGGTGGTTTTGAATCTCGAATGGCTGCTCTTAAAGCTCATCCGGCTGCTAAAGAAAAAGGCCACCCAGAGTTTCATTCAATCCAAAGTCAGATTACTAAGCTTTATAAAGAGAAGTACGGCAGTTAATCTAAAAATAATTATACTCCCCCCGAAGCCCGTTCATTAATTTGAGCGGGCTTTTTTATTTGCTGCGTATAACTAATTAAGTGGACACACCGGAAACGGCCCCACAATCGTTTTACTGCCCCTCATAAGAGACACGGCACACAAATTATCATAACTATATTATAAATTAAATTTGGAGAATCCTCATGGGATTAGACAGTCATTGGAAAGTACAGTACGGCGAAGTAATCAGAGAACTTGCCGGATTTCAGCAAAAATCATTGCTAAAAGAATTCATGGACAAAGAAAGTAAGCGCGGTGAGCTTGCATTGTTTGACACAATCGCACCTGCTGACGAAGCAGAATTCAACCTAATGTCAGCAGATACGAATTTCCGTGCTGATTTTGAGACTATCAATTCGCCTGTTTTGGCTGACTGGCTTGCACTTCAGACTCCTCACATGGATGTCGCGCAAGATAAGGTCCTTCTTTCTCCTTATGAGAATATCTGGGCTCACTGGTTCCGAAACATTGATGAGATTGCTGAAAATGCAAACACTGAGTCAATTAAGCTCAAGCAAGGTATGAAGCAAGTTTTCAAGAAGCAAGATACTTGGTTGCTTGACGCTCTATCTCGTGCAACTGAGCAGCGCGGTAAAGATGCTGCCTCTGCTTCTGCGATTGCTTTCCCTGCCGGTCAGCAGATTAATGAAGCCGATGGTGTTTTTGATCTTGAAACTATCTCTGCAATCCGCGAGAAGTTTGAAGCTAATTACCTCGGTGATGAGCCTATTTACTGTGTTATCTCTCCGGCTGCTAAGAAGTCACTAATCGACAAGAGCAACAGCACTTTAAATAGTACTGACTTTGTCGATTCTACTTCTTACTTTATGGATGGTAAGTTACCTGATGTTTACGGTGTTCACATGATCGTTCACCCACTGGTAACAAGTTTTGCCGGTTCGTACGATGATGCGTTCTTTGCGTGGTGTCCTCAAGCGATTATTTACAATCAGTTTGACGCGCTACAGACTAAGATGGACGAAGTCGCTTCACAGAAGTTTAACACCGTCCTTCAAGTTCGTGAGTACATCGGCGCTTGTCGTGTTGATGATCTCGGTGTTGTCCAAGGAACACTTGGCACGGCGTAGTAACGACTTATGGCTTTTAGATAGATAATTGCCCTCCAAGGAAAGGTGGCCGCTAGAGTAAAATCTAGCGGCTGTTTTTTTTTATTTACCAGAATAGAATTCTCCGAATAATTCTTTCGCCTTTTTATCATAGGCTTTACCGGCCTCATCAATAGTATTGAA